CACTCGACACGCTTTTCAAGAATGTTGCTAAGCAGGTTGTTGCGGATCTGGGCAAGTCGTTTGATCACACGATCACGTACACCCGCAAGGCATCTCCGACTTACAACACCAGCACTGGAGCGTTGACGACGACGGATACGACCTATTCGATCCAGGTGCCACTTGAGCTTGTGCGTTCAGAGGAGGAGCTTGAGGTCGAAAAGCGCACAGCCAAGCTGTATATAACGCCTGATCTGATTGGCGACAATCAACCAACATTTGAGGATACGATTTCGCTTACCTATGCAGGGTCTAGCCGTGTCGCTCAGATCACTGACATTCGCACTTACAAGGGCAATCAAGAGTACCTATTTATTCTGGAGGTGGTGTTCTAATGGCTAAGCTTGTAAATCACAATTTAGACGATTTTGAAAATGATTACGAGGCATATTTTGACAAAGCCTTTAATAACGTTGTTCAGATCGCAGTCCTAAAGCTGTCTACGCCAGAAAACAGCCCTGTCTACACCGGCTACTTTGCGTCCAGCTGGAAAGCAAGGCAGAACACTCCAATCGCTAGGGAGTCTCGACAGGAAAGTGATCGCCAAAGGCGAACTAGGACGCCTTGGGCCGAAAGGTATAAAGAAGTTACTACCAATAGCGCTGGCAAAGATACTCAGTGGGGTCCGATGCCTCAGGGAAACAAGGATTACATCAAGAGAAGGTTTGAAATACCTCGCGTGAACTTCAAAAAAGGACCGGTTTACATTGGCAACCAAGCGTATTACAGGCAGTACGCAATGGAAGACGGTCGCAGTATTGCGTTTATTCAGGGAGAAATGAGAAAAATTGTTGATAATGCGTTTCAGGAGAAGCCACGCCTTGGCACTATTTACGCTGGTGTCAAGTTTGACGAGCGCGGTAGAACGGACTATCAAGGTGGTCCAAAAGTTATGGAGGCATCTGAGTAATGAGCTTAGTAAACGCAAGGGCTGCATTTGAAAAAGCCGTAACTGATGCGGTGACGGATGCAGATGACACCGTATCGATGGTCTATGACAACGTTCGATTTACGACGCCAGGTAAGGGTAAAAAGTACGTGTCAATGAAGATCACGTTCAATCAGTCAACTTTGCAGAATCAAGGGGCTGCTGCGGATTATTACAGCGGAGTGGTTCAGTGCAACGTATATGTGCCCAAGTCTGCTGGTACGGCAACGCTTGCGGCGATTAGCGAGTCGGTTATTGACGGTCTAACGTCTGTCAACGCTACTAACTACACCGATACATTTAGTGTTTCTCCAAGAGTTTTGGACGTTACCGGCCCCAGTTCTGTAGAGCTTGAGGATCGTCCTCATTTCCTAGGAATTATTTCTTGCCAATTTACGGCAGTTGTATAGTATATTAGTTGAAATGACAATGTTTTATGCGTGCCACCGAGCTGCTTCGCAACAAGTTTGGCGTTAGCCAGCTTTACAAGCATGAGGTCAAGGATGGCGATGACGTGGTGCTTGAGGTCTATTGGCACCCTTTGACGATTGCTGAACGTGAGTCGATCCAGAAAAAATCCAATGAGGATGATGGTGCTGACTTTGCGTTGGCCATGATGATTGAAAAAGCGCTGGACGCTGACGGCAAGCGACTGTTCCAGGACGGTGAAAAGGCTGCATTGAAAAACGCAGTTGAAGCTGCAATCCTGCAAGACATCCAGCTAGCCATGCTGAATTCTGGAGCGTCAAACAAGGTGGAGGATGCCAAGGCAGACTTGAAAAGCAAGTAACGACTGGCTTTTCATTTACTTTCTTGCGAAAGAGCTGGGCATGACGGTAGCCCAGCTTTCGCAGCATCTGACTCAAGAGGAGTTGGTTGGCTGGGCCGCTTTCTACGAGTTGCGAAGAGAAGAAGAGGATAAGGCTAGAGATCAGGCCAAAATGCGTCAGGGAGCGCAAAGCGCTGGCAGGAGGTAAAGTAGGTCAATAGGTTCTGGACCGAAGTCTGTGGCTGACTACGGCGTAAATATCAAGGTTGCGGTTCAGAACTCGCAAAAAGTTAAGCAGCTTGGCGACGACCTTAAACGTACAGGCAACGTTGTTGACCTGTCTAACAAACTTTTGGCCAAAATGGCCGGAGTTACTTCAGATGCTGTTGCTAATGTTAAAAACTTAAATGCAGCTTTAGCAAAGTCACAAGAAAATTTTAATAAAGCAGTCTTTGGAACAAAGTCCTTTGTTCTTGCAAGCAAAGATCTTATTGCGACTAACAAAGAGGTCACCCGAAGTCTTGAGCAACGAGCTGCAGCGTTAAAAAGAATAGAAAGTGGTCAAGCTATTAGCCCAACGTTTATGGGCTCAGCAGCAAGCCAAAGGCAGTCGCAGTTTGCAAAGCTAGAAGAAACAAGAAAAAGAGCGCTTAGAGCGTCAAATAGAGATTTTCAGCAGCAAATAGCAGAGCAATCTGATTTAGAGCGAACTAAAGCTCAAAAAAGCCTTGAAATCAAAAAGAAAGCAGCTGGATTTAGGCTAAGCCAAGCAAAAAAAGAGCAACAGTTTGAAGAAAACCTGGAACGAATTGGGGCAGCTCGCAGAAAACAGCAGTCAGCTATAGCGCGTGATCGACAGCAGCTTCAAAATGCGCTGGGCAAGATGGAAGAAAGGTCAAAAACGATTGATGAAAATAGGACTCGTTTGCAACAAAAAAGCCTAAGAATAGGCAGACAAAGAGTTCAAGCTGTAACAAGAGAGGTCCTGGAAAACAAAAAACTTACTAAGGAACAGCAAAGGCAATTAGCTCTTCAACAGCAACAGCGCAGGCAAAAGCTTGGTGGAGCCATTAGCAGTGGTTTGATTGGTGGCGGTTTTCCGCTGCTGTTTGGCCAAGGCGGTGCAGCAGCTGCTGGCGGTGCGATTGGCGGCTTGGCTGGTGGTGCGATTGGCGGTGGCTTCGGATTTGCGTTGTCGATTGTTGGCACAGCGATTGGTCAGGCTTTAGAAGATGCTGAAAACTTTGATCGTTCTCTTAATGAGCTAAACGCCACGCTAAGTACAAGCGGAACAGTTTCATCTACCACTGCTGCTGATGTGAGAGCGCTTGCTAGTGAGCTAAACATCGCTAAAGAAGAGGCGGTTGAGCTTCTTGGTACGTTCTCCGGTTTTGGAGACGGTGACATAAGAGAAGAGCTTGCCCGTGTTTTTGAGCCTGTTGGTGGCAGACAAACATTAGACCTTCTTGTTAAAGCTCGCTTAGGCGAAAAAGAAACTCTGGCAGCAATTAGCGGTTTAAGTGAAATTATTACGCTTGAAAAAGCCGAAGAGCTTCAGAATCAATTAGATATAAATGGAGCATTGGTAACTGCAGCGTTGCTGCAAGAAGCTGTTCTTGAAAAAAGTCGAGAAATAACACAAGAAAGCGAAAAAACCGTGGGACCAATTGACCATCTTGTGTCGGGCTTGGCGATGATCGCTAATGCTTATGCAGGAATGGCATACGGTCCAGCGCTTGAACTTGAGCCGCCACCAACGCCTGAAGAGTTAGCTGAAGAACGGGCCGCTGGAGTTGCACCTCCTGATAAAAGCGTAATAGATACTGCTTTAGCAGGCTATGAGCAATACCTGCAAAGAAGGCAAGCGCTAGACAAAAAGTATTCCATAACTGGCACAGAAGCGGACCCAACAATCAGTCTTCAAAAGCGTCTAGGCGTTCTTAACAAGCAAATTGCGTCCGAAGAGAGAGTTGTTGGTTTAAGTAGTGAAGCCGAGTCAATCGTTAAACGGAGGCTTGCGTTTGAGTCAAAGGTTGCACAAATAGAAGAAGCTGGCAGAGCAGAGCGTCAGCGTCTGACAGAGCAAGAAGATATTGCTTTGAGCAGATCTATCGAAACTCAAGCTGTCAAGTTGGAAACGCTTAAGTTTGAAAGAGAGATGACGTCTCTTATTGACCGTCAAAACAAGGCCGGTGAAGAATTGTTGAAGCCTTTGCAGAAAAAGTTAGACGCCATAAGAGATCGCAACGCATTTGAAAAAGAATATGGCGAGCTAATTATGAGTGGCTCTACGCCTGCTGCTGCCAAGCAAGTGATTGAGGCTAAAAAGCAGATACTAGAAATTGAGCGATTGGTAGAGAAACAGCTTGAAAGCAATGCAATTTTGATTGCAAATTTAGAGATTGCTGTTGATCAAGCTAAGACAACTAAGGAGCGTGTTGCTGCCGAAGAAGCTCTCAACAGGGCATTGGAGCGGCGTAATGAGATTGAAGAAAAAGGTCGTATTGCTAAGGGCGAAGTCAAGGGAGAGAAAACGCCTGCCGAGCGCATTGATGAAGAAAGAAAGAGGATCCAGGGAACTCTGAACGAGTTGATGGATCCCGTTAATCAACTTATTTCGTTGGCTAACACTCTTGGAGACGCATTTAGCGAGTCATTTAAGGGGCTTGTTACGGGCAGTATGACCGCTCAACAGGCGTTGGCCAACTTGTTCCAGCGCACAGCGGATCACTTCATTGATATGGCTGCCCAGATGATTGCAGCTCAGATCAAGATGAAGATCCTGGGCATTGGGATGAGTTTCTTTGGCGGCGGCATAGGTGGTGGAGGTGGTGCTAGCTCAGTAGCCGCTAGCGCATACGGTGATTTTTCTGTTGCTGGTCCTGGGTTCTTTTCTGGCGGGATGATTCCTGGCTTTGCCAATGGTGGTCGTCCACCTGTTGGTCGCCCGTCGATCGTTGGAGAACGTGGTCCCGAGTTGTTCGTCCCTGATCGCGCTGGAACGATTGTTCCGAACCACGCAATGGGTAGCGCTAACGTGGTTGTGAACGTGGATGCTTCTGGTTCGTCTGTCGAAGGTGATGCTGATCAAGCCCAGCAACTTGGCAAGGCAATCGGCATTGCTGTGCAGCAAGAGCTAGTGAAGCAGAAACGTCCTGGCGGTCTCCTCGCACGATCACGCTAATGGCCACCTTCCCTTCAATTACACCAACGTATGGGCTGCAAAAGAGCAGCTCACCAAACGTTCGTAAGGTGCAGTTTGGTGATGGCTACGAGGCCAGGCTGACGTATGGCATCAATCAGAATCCCAAGGTTTTCAACCTGACGTTTGAGGTGTCAGAGACTGATGCCGACACGATCGAAACGTTCTTGGATGCACGAGCTGCGGACTATGCCAGCTTTGACTTCACACCACCTGGCGAGGGCAGTGCCTCTAAGTTTGTCTGCGAGCAGTGGAGTAAGTCGATTCCGTACTTGAATCGCGCCACAATTCAGGCAACGTTCCGCCAAGTTTTTGAACCGTAATGGCAGTAGCAGCTTGGGCCGCTAGTACCGCATTTTCTGTTGGCGACATTCGACGTGCCACAACAGATCAAGCATCCGGCCTGTTCTTCCGGTGTACGACTGCTGGAACGTCAGATTCGTCTGAACCGAGCTGGCCAACAGATATTGGCAGCACAATCACGGACAACACCTGTGTCTGGACGGCGATTGCCTCTGCGTACGAGGAGCTGGCCAAGCTCAACCCAAGTGCGATTATCGAGCTGTTTGAGCTGCATCTGGACAACACGCTCCATGGCAGCACGGATGTTTACCGCTTTCACGCAGGCGCAAATGCAGACGTAGACGGCAACGTTGTTTTTAACGGCAACACCTACACCCGTATCCCAGTCAAAGCAGACGGCTTTGAGTTCACGAACACTGGTACGTTGCCCCGTCCCACGCTGACGATCAGCAACCTAGACGGCACGATGACCACGCTTTTGCTGCTGGTCAACGCGACTACTGCAGGTAATGACCTTGGTGGAGCGGAGGTTCGCCGGATCCGAACGCTGAAGAAGTTTCTGGATGGTGAATCAACTGCTGATCCAAACGCCAAGTTCCCTGATGAGCGCTGGTACGTGGATCGGAAAGCTAATGAATCACGGGACAGTGTGACGTTTGAGCTGGCCAGCAAGTTTGACCTTGCAGGTCAAAAACTGCCAAAGCGTCAAATCGTGGCCAACGTCTGCCAGTGGATCTATCGCAGCAGTGAATGCAGCTATACGGGTACTGACTATTACGACGTAAACGGCAATGAAGTTGACACGGAAGCAGAAGATGTTTGCGGTAAGCGAGTTGCTAGCTGCAAACTGCGGTTTGGCAACACCGCTGAGTTGCCGTTTGGATCGTTTCCTGGAGCTGGACTGACTAAATGATGAAGCTGACAGCAACGATGCAGGCTGAGATTCTTCAGCAAGCAAAGGACGAGTTCCCCCGTGAGAGCTGTGGATTAGTCGCTGTTATTAAAGGGCGTCGGCGTTACTTCCCATGCCGCAACATTGCTGAAACCCCTGATGAGCACTTTGTTCTCGACGGTTGGAACGAAGTAGAGGACAAAGGCGAGGTGGTTGCTGTTGTCCACAGCCATCCCAAGACGAATCCCGCTCCATCACCGGCTGATCGTGTTGCGTGCGAAAAGTCCGGTCTGCCATGGTTTATCGTCAACCCAAACACTGAAGGTTGGGGGTATTGCGAGCCGGACGGCTTCGAGCTTCCGTATGTGGGACGTGAGTTTGTTCACGGCGTTGTGGACTGCTACAGCCTGTGCCGTGATTGGTACGGAAGGGAGTGGGGACTTGAGTTGCGGGATTATGACCGCCGAGATCAGTGGTGGGATCACGGTGAAAACCTTTATCTAGAGAACTTTCAGAAGGAAGGGTTCCACAAGATTCCAGTTGAGGAGCTGCAGCGCGGTGATGCGTTGTTGATGCAGCTGGTTTCACCCGTTCCAAACCATGCTGCGATCTATCTGGGTGACTCTCAGATCTTGCATCACGTACAGGGAAGGCTGTCGAGCAGGGATGTTTACACCCTTGGCAGCAGTTACTATGGCAAGAGCACTGCTTGCGCCTTGAGGCATGAAAGTCGTTAAGGTTTACGGCGCACTTCGCAAGAAATTAGGTCAATGCCGGTTTGAGTTTGAGGCCGCAACACCAGCTCAAGCTATCAAAGCATTATGTGTAAATTTTCCTGGCCTTGAGAAATGGCTTATTGATAGCGAAAAGGACGGTGTTGGTTATCGAGTAACGATCGGAAAAGAAAAGATTGTTGATGATCCAAGCCCATTGCTTATGCCTTGGGCTGAGAGAGAAGTGTTTAGCATTACGCCAGTTATTGCTGGTGCAGGCCGTGGTGCTGGAAGCATCTTTGCGGGTTTGGGTCTTATCGCCCTGGCTGTTGTGACTGGTGGATCATCGATTGCTGTTGGTCTGGGTGGTTTTGGTTTAGCAGCTGGAGCAACAGCCACTTTTGCAACGAGCTTTGCGATTGCTGCCGGAACGCTGGGTCTTGGCTTGACCTTTATGGGCATTGCCCAAGCGCTTTCACCTCAGCCTGAAGTGCCAGATTTTGATGAATCGGCCCAGCTCGAATCTTTTAGTTTTTCAAACGTTGTCAATACATCAAGGCAGGGCTTGCCGGTGCCGATAGCGTATGGACGAGTGTTCGTTGGATCGGCAATTATTTCTAGCGGTACTGACGTTGATGAGGTGAGGACATGACACAGGCTAAATACACTGCGATTGCTGGTTCAGGTGGATGCTTTACCGGCGATACTCTTGTTTCTACGCCTGACGGTCAGGTTCGCATCGACGAACTAAAGGAAGGCAGTGAAGTAATTAGCTTTGACGACAAGGGCAACACCCATGTCGCAAAGGTGTTGAAAGTCCACGTCCACGAAGACGAGCAAGTTTATCGGTACGGTTTTTGGGGAGATGAGTATGTAGACGCAACGCCAAACCACTGGGTCTTAAACCAATACAACGCATTTGTCGCGATTGGAAGCCTTGGTTTTGATGACTGTCTGATTGACGTTATGGGCCACCTCCGGCCATTGATGAGTCGGGAGGAGCTTGGAACGTTTACTGTCTACAACCTGACGGTAGAGCGGCGGCATACGTTTATTGCCAACAACATTCGCGTCCACAATGCTGGATTAGGTGTCCGGATCGCTGGTGCGGGTGGTGGAGCACGTAAAAGCGGTGGTGGCTCACGTACACCTACAGAAGCTGACGATACGCTTCAGTCAGTTCAATTTGCCAGTGTTCTTGATCTAATCAGCGAAGGAGAGATTGAGGGCCTAGAAGACGGCAACAAGAGCGTTTTCCTAGAAGACACCCCAGTAGAAAATGCTGACGGCTCAAATAATTTCAGCGATTTCACGATTGTTACGCGCACTGGAACGCAGACACAGACTCACATCTCCGGTGATTTCGGTTCTACACAGTCTGAGCAAGCGGTAAACGCTGAAGTTAGTAACGGCAGCCCTGTTACTCGGTCCATCACAGATACAGATGTGGATCGAGTGCGGGTCACGCTGACAATTCCTTCGCTTCGCATTGTTGAGGATGATGGTGATATTACTGGTCATCAAGTCAGCATTAAGATTCAAGTTCAGTACAACGGTGGTGGTTTTAACGACGTAATTGAAGACACGATTAAAGGCAAGAGCAGCGCAAGGTATCAGCGTGATTACATGGTCACACTTGACGGTGCTTTTCCTGTTGATCTTCGGATGGTGCGCGTAAGCGCCGATGAGACCAGCACGCGCCGCGCCAGTTCAACGTTTTTCCAGGCGTACACAGAGATTATTGACGAAAAGTTCCGTTATCCCAATGCTGCCCTAGTTGGCCTGCGGTTTGACTCTCGTCAATTTGGCAGCATCCCGTCTCGGAAGTATCTGATCCGAGGCATCAAGGTCAAGATTCCAAGCAACGCAACTGTAGACACCACCACTCATCTGGGACGGATTACATATTCTGGCGTTTGGGACGGAACCTTTTCCGCTGCAACGTGGACGAACGATCCAGCGTGGTGTCTATATGACCTGCTAATTAACGATCGGTATGGAGCTGGTGTTCCAGAAGACACGCTCGATCGCTACGACTTTTTTGCAATTAGCCAATACTGCAATGCGCTTGTTGATGACGGCAAAGGCGGCCAAGAGACGCGCTTCAGTCTCAACATGCTTATTAACAGTCGTGATGAGGTCTACAACGTTATTCAGCAGCTAACTGCAATTTTTCGTGGCATTGCGTATTACGGATCTGGATCGTTGGTGCTGCTGCAAGATAAGCCAGCCGATGCCCAGTATTTGCTTGGCCCATCGAACGTGGTCAATGGAACGTTTTCATATTCAGGCTCTTCACAAAAATCTCGTCACACAGTTGCTGTTATAGCTTGGCAGTCATACGACACCCGTGGTGATCTTGAGTACGAGTATGTAGAGGATCATGATGCTGTTGCCAAGTACGGCATCATCAAAAAAGACATCAAGGCTATTGGGTGTTACAGCCAAGGTCAGGCCCATCGCC